TCAAATCCTTTTGGACTATACCAATACTTGCAAGTCTTACATTGGTTCATTTCTTTCCCTTTAAAGTGAACACTACCCCATGACTGCTTGCAGTCAAATTTTAATAAAGTTAATAATCTTTACGAATAGATAATAGGCTTCTGAAATTCTGATGCGCGCTGTATTACCTGATTAACAAAGCGATTTAAACTCACTTGGTCAAACTGATATACAGTACGTTCTTCATCTACACCAAACGGCAGCGTAAACGTGTCAGAATTATTCTTGGCATATTCTTTTATCATATGATCCATAATAACCTTTAAAACGGTAAATCCTCTGGAATATCACCTAAAGACGATGAAGCGTGATTCGTAATGCTTCCAACATCAATAGATGGGCTTTTCTCCTTACCTGCTTCCTTACTTCCCAACAACTGCAAACTACTCGCTACAATGTTTACTGCATACTTTTCTACACCAGCTTTATCGGTGTATTTATTTGTCTTGATTTTACCTTCAATATAGACTTGGCTACCCTTAGTAACATATTTGTTAGCAATCTCTGACAGTTTTCCAAAACAACTAATGTTGTGCCATTCAGTTTGCTCCGACAGATTGCCACTTTTATCTTTATATTTTTCAGACGTTGCCAGGCTAAAACTGGTGACACCTGTGCCGTCTTGAAATGCACGAGTCTCAGGATTCTTACCTACATGGCCTACTAAAATAACTTTATTTACTGACATTTTCTGCTCCTAATTTCTTTTCTAACATGGATATGGCTTGAATAGCCTCAGTTCTTGATAAAAGCGTGATAGAAGGCTTTTTAAAGTATGCTAGTAACTTAGCCTCATCTGCTTCTACTTGTTCAATTAAAGCGTTTATAGAGGCTATTTGCTGAGATGTTGCACTTTCAGCAACGCTTGTTGCCTTATTGGATGCAGAGTTTCCATCATCGTCAGCTTGAACTACACCAACAACTGCAGCCAAAGCATATCTACGCATATAAGTTAATGCTGATCCTGCACCTTGAGCATCTGGCTTAGAAACAGGCACGCTCATTTCTTGTGACATCCATTCACCAGACTTATGAATAATAATGGTGTTAAGTGACATATTGCCGTCTAAATATTCACCAGGAAACTGCATAATGGCTAAACCGTTAGTAGATAACAATTCTCTGCAAGCATCCCATACAGACTCAAGATCGGCATAGTTAGACTTAAAAAATGGATTCTTAGAATCTTTTTTGGCAAATGTTAATTGACCTTGCACAATTGCTAGGGCTGTAGCTAATTCTTTTATAGATTCGGATGATTTCATATTAATGCCCCATATACTGTACGAACGCAGAACGTGGCAAACCACATTCAAACCAAATAACGTGTTTATCTTCTTCTGTCATCGTGCCGTATTCCATACGTTCTAATGCTTCCAAAAGTCTCATTTGACGTTCTTCTTGCATTACTCTCATTTCTTGCATTTCATCATCGATGTCGCTTGTATCAATCATAGTTTTTCTCCCTTTAAGTTAACTATGTTGTTATATTAACAAAAATTAATATATAGTGCAACAAGTGTTGTAAAATAAACAAAAATAAATTAAGATAACTTTATGCAAACTACAACAAACAAATTTAACTGGAACGATTCCATGTTAATTGACTTACTTGGTGGCACTAATGAAGTGGCTAAATTGTGTAATGTAGCACCTCCAGCTGTAGCACAATGGAGACATAGAGGACTGCCACATGGTCAATTAGTATTTTTAGCTGCAACATTAGAAAAAAAATCACATAGATTGATAACAAGGAAAGATTTATTTCCTAGTAGTTGGCATTTAATCTGGCCTGAGTTACAATAAATTTGTTTTAGGTCGTAAACTGGTCGGGTAACGGCAGCAGTTACGATACAAGCAGACTGTGGGAAAGTTGGTGTAATACTGCAAAAATCGGTGGCGAAGATAGTGCCGATCCAACGAAAGACTGTCGGGTGAACTGGCTCCGAAAGAGAAGGTTTTGAAGGCACACTAGGATGGCTAGGTGTCTTCACCAAAAGAGAAGATATATTTTATATATATATTAAGGTGTAGTTAGTTGGATAAGAATAGTGAAAAATGGCGAAGAATATGTGAAGCAACATCTACGCTAAAGACAGAAAAACAACAACGTATTAAATATTTAAACTTAGTAGAAAAACATCGTGGTATAGTTGCAAGACAAGAATTAGAAGCTGAGATTTTGAAACAATGGAAAATTCTAAAGGGAAAATAGAATATGTCATCTTATTTAATATGGGCAATAGGTATAGTTTATCTATACGTTGCAATAGAACAAATACTCAAAGGTAATGTAGCTTTAGGTATATCTTTTGTAGGATATTTTATTGGTAATATTGGATTAGGACTGGTGGCTAAATGAACCCAAATAAAGATATAGAATCAATAATTGACATTACAGATGAGTTTGCACAAGCCCATCGTGATTTAACATATTTAGAAAGCATTAAACCAGCAATTAAAGCTCTTGAAATGAGCAAATCAAGTCAGCCATCTATCTCAGGCAAAGAAATGGATGCTTACACTTCGGAGGCTTATCAAGAGTTTTGTACACAATATGCTAATGCACAAAAAATCTACACATCTTTAAAATTAAAAATAGAAACATTAAAATTAAAAGTTGATATATACAGAACTGATGCTGCCACTAATAGACAATTAGAAAAATTAACACGTTGAAAAAAGCAGAAAAAGAATTATATGGAAAAATTGCAAGATTGGGATGCTCTCTCTGTAGGCATCTTGGATATGGTGAAACACCAGCTGAAATTCATCACATACGGAGAAACGCAAGCAAACGAGACAATAGCCCAGTCATACCATTGTGCCGAGAACATCACAGAGGCGATACTGGTGTTCACGCACTTGGGAAAAAAGGAAAATTTGAAGCTTGCTACGGAATTGACGAGCAAACCTTACTACAGCAGACGTTGGAATTATTAACCTTGTAAATCAGGTAGTGGTATAACTAAATTGCAAGGTTACAACTCAAGCGGATCAAATCCAAATTCATCAGCAATAGCTTTAGCATATCTTCTAAATACTGCATCATGCTGATCCCAAGCTTTAGTACGATACCTTTTCATGTGTATCATCTCATGAGCTAGTGTTTTAAGAATTGTCTCAAAATGACTGCATTTGGCTTTTGAAATAGTTATGATATGTAAGTCATCATCATAGATATAAGAACCGTAAGCATCTTCTTCATCTGTTACAACAAAGTTAATTTCTGCCGTATTAGGTAAATCCCAAAACTTAAAAGGTTTCATTTGATTTAACATCAAATACATAGCCTCTAAAGAATGGGATGTAGGTGTCATACGCTATACACTTTGCCTCTAAATTCTATTGTATGGTCGTTTTCATCGTGGACTTGAAACAACTCAGGCATTAATAATCTGCCTTTATGAAATGTCAGCATCGCAAACCCTGATCTCCAGTCCACAGGAGAATCCTCACAATAATCTATAAACTGGTTGCCTTTAGGATGGGCTAATGTTCCTGTTTGTACACCATAGAACGTCTTTTGATAACCTGTAAGTGGTTGAACAGCTAAGACATGAGTATGGCCAGTAACAATATTAGCTCCAAGAGCTGCTTTAACATTGTTATAACCAGCATAAGCTCCACCTTTTAATCTGTGTTTGACTATGGTTTCATCATTTAACCAAAACGACCAACATGGCTGCCAGGCTGGTAAATGGTCTTTTAGACTAAATCCTTTAATGTTTTGATACTGAGGTACTTGGGCAGATAAAAACGATTCAAAACGTGCATCATGGTTTCCAAACGTATGTATCAAATTCTTTTTAAACTTGGAAATTGCTTCTATTTCACCCATGTAATGCGTTACTGCGTTTAATTCTTCTATTACAGAAGGTGCATCACTAAACATAATGCGTGGATGTCGGCTAATTAAAGAACCATCAAAAATATCACCGTTGGCAATAATTACTTCAGGCTTATATTCTTTAATTGCTTCTAATAAAGCTAAATATGCTGTAGTTTCTGTATCAGGATAGAAGTGTGCATCACTAAATACAATAACTCGACCATTTTCTATGTTTATGCCACGTCTTACATTATTGCGAGTTTCATCTAATTTTGCTTGTAATTTGACACGTTCTTGCTCAGGCTTAAATTCGTATTTGACTGTAGGTTCTACTGATTCAAGTTTTATGTTGTATTTTTTTTCAAGAGATCTACGTCTTTTGTAAATTGAAGCAAGATCAATATTAATAACTTTAGCTAATTTGGAGGGAGACTTATATTCATGCCATAATTGTATAAAGTATTCATCCGTCACTAATGGTGGTGGCATACAAGTCCTTTAGAAGTTTACATATTTATAACATAATATTATTATTTTACAATGACATACGCTAAAAGAGTTGACATAAACCATCAAGAGATAGTCAAAACACTACGTTCACTAGGTGCTGGTGTTGTAGATATGTCACGAGTTGGTCAGGGATTTCCTGATTTATTAGTTCATTTTCATAATCAATGTGTATTAGTTGAAGTAAAATCAGGTGAGAACAAAAAGTTTACACAAGCTCAATTAAGATTTATAAGTAATTGGCAAGGCCCTGCAATTGTAAGAATTAATGATATAGAAGGTGCAATACGTTTAATGAACATATTAAAGGATAAAAATGATTGATATTTAAGATAATCAAACTTTGTTAGAAAAAATTATGGCTCATTTTGGGTGGTATAAATGTAAAATGGTTGAATTTCCAGCAACAAGAATCGAAACCAATATTATTATTGAAGTTCCTGAGCCTCCAATACCTGAAAAAAAATTTGCACCAAGAACAAGGAAAGTAGTAAAATAAGTTATGGAAAAGAACATGGCTTTATTTCTCGCTACCTTGTTAAATTCAGGAACATATACCCATTTTATGCATTGGGCAACGAAATCTTATGCTCAACATAAAACATTGGGTAAATTCTATGAAAATATTATTGACCTAACAGATGAATTGGCTGAGGCATATTTTGGTTGTTACGGACAGATTACTAATTTCCCTCATAACTATCACTTACCTAAAAGCACACCATTAGCATACTTAGAATCATTACAGCGTTTTGTAAAAGATGCTAGAGCTGATTTGCCTGACGAATCTCAAATTGTGCAGTTAATTGATAACATCGCACAAGAAATCGATACAACTATTTACCTCCTTAAGTTTAAAGGTTAATCATGCCATTAGTTAAATCAGCTAGTCAGAAAGCAGTTGGCGAAAACATTAAGCGTGAGGAAGCAAGTGGCAAGAAGCCTAAGCAGGCGATAGCGATTGCGTTATCTGTTCAGCGTAAAGAAGCATCAGGAAAGCGTAAAAAGACGCTAGAAGATGCTTATGCTCGCCATGTAAAAGAAAATGCCTAATCGTAAAGACCAAATTCGTGCAGCGATGGATAAACACGATAAACCAATACCTAAGACTACAACAGGTAAAGGCAAGAATTATCTTCCTACCGAACAAGGTGCTGGCATGACTGCTAAAGGTAGAGCTGAATACAACGCTAAAAACGGTAGTCATTTACAAGCACCACAGGCATCAGGATCAAGGCACGATAGTTTCTGTGCAAGAATGAAAGGTGTAGTCGCTAATGCAAAAGGCGATGCACCACGAGCAAAAGCAAGTTTAAGGAGATGGCATTGTGGCTAAAAACGGACTATACGCAAATGTTCATGCTAAACAAGAACGCATAAAGAATGGTTCTGGTGAAAAGATGAACAAAGTAGGTAGCAAGAACGCACCTACGGCTAAAGACTTTAAAGAATCTGCTAAGACTGCTAAGAAACCCATACGCAAACATATCGAAGATGCTATGAAAGGTTATTAATGAAACACATGGATAGAAAATATAAGAAAGAAGATGCTCTATTGCGTGAGCATAAAGAATCTACATTAGAAAAGAACCAAGCTAAACGTGTATCTAGACGGATACAGTTAGAAAAACAATTTTCAATGATGAAAAAAGATAGGTTCTAGTTGTGGATGAGAATCAAACTTTAGCGGCTTTGTTAAGACAAAAAGCTCAATCTATACTTGATTTTCCATCTACGATTACTCGCAATATAAGTGATCCACAGGCATTTTTAAAACAATTTGGTTATACACCTAGTCAGCAACTAAGTGGATTTAGTGCAGGATACGCAGGAGTACCAGAACAACCACCATCAGATATCGGTGTACTTGATCCTAGAAACATTGCATACAACAAAGGTTATAGTTCAGGCGAAGATACTGGATTAATGACAGCATTGGCATTACCATTTGCTCCATTAGCTAAACCTGTGGCTAAAGCTGCAGGTAGACAAGCGTGGAACGCAACAGAAAAAATGATGCAACAACAAGGTTTAATGCCTAGTATTGTGCCAAGAAATGAATCTTTAGCTAATGCCCTTAGAAACACTAAAACTGGTGAATTTGATATAAGATATGATTCTAGAAAATTAGAACAAGAAAAATTAAAAAATTTAATAACTCATACAGAACAACTTAATTTAAATCCAATACCATCTGTATCATTGGCAGATTTTGAAGGTAGGCCATTTATTACATCTATGGCAGATAGAACGGCAGCAGGTGCAGATTTACTAGGTGTTAATGGAGTAATGTATAAACGACCTGTTCCATTGTATGGCGGCCAAGATTATATGTTTAATAACCCAAATCAAGTATGGGCATCTGCTCAAAATGCAGTTACACCAATAATTCAAAACGCAAAAATATTAAAAGAAGCTACTGGACAAAATCCAATATACATTCCTTGGCGAATGGCTCCTACTGGAGGAGATTTTGCTCATATGACTGGTGAAAGTATGTTGGCTCATGCAGAAGCATCGTTAGCAAAAACAGATAAAACAGCATTAAATAACTCTATCAAAGAATTATTACCTAATTGGAAAGGTATAGATTCTCCGCAAAGTATTGCTCAATATCGATCAGCACCTAAAAAAGTTCGTGATTCAATTATGCAAATTATGGATAGAGATTTTAGAGAATTGGGTGGCTTAAATTATGGAGAAGCTAGAATTGCTGTATCTGATCCTCGTCAATTAAATGCAATGGAAGGCGGTATTCAGAACGTTGGCGAAATATTTGCTGATAAACCTATGATTATGCATTCAGGTCATCCTTCTTATCCTAGAGGTGTAGCAGGACAAGGACTTGGGAGATTAACAGAAAATAGAAATATATTTGAATTATTGCCAAATGTTGCTAAAGAACGTGGCATAGTTAATCCAACTAACCCATCTGCTAATGATTTAAGAGCTTTACAAATGAAACCTTATGCTGGCATATTGACACCAAAACTTTTAAAAGATTTAGGTTATTAATACAAATATTCACGTTTAAATTCTTTTGCCATTGATTCATTAAATTTTTTTATTAAAAATTCATTAACCATATCTAGAGTTGTTATAGATATATTATTAGCTAAACAATAAGTTTCATACAAAGTCAAAGCATTTAACATTTTTTTGGGCATCTTCACATCAACATTAACAATAGGTTTCATTACAAATCTCCATTTTTTGTATTATAATTATATCAAATAAGTTATCTTAACTAACCACTTAGAGAAAGATATGGCGAATAAACAACAAACAAATAATCCTAAAGGAAGACCACCAGGCACTCCAAATAAATCAACAGCTTTAGCTAGAGAAGCTATTGCTCGCTTTGTTGATGGTAACTCTGACAAACTTCAAGGTTGGCTTGATGAGATTGCTGCTAATGAAAAACTAGGCCCTAAAGTTGCTTTTGATTGTTTCATGCAAGTAGCTGAGTACCATGTACCTAAACTTGCAAGAGTTGAACAAGTAGGCGATGAAAAAGCTCCAATTAGAATGGTTATTTCTTGGAAGAAGTAGAAATAGAATTGGAATACGCACCTAGAAGCGTATTTATGGACTTTCACGATAGACAAGAACGATGGGCAGTTATAGTCGCACACAGACGCTGTGGCAAAACTGTAGCAGTTCTTAATGACACTATTTATCGAGCATTGACAGAAAGTAAGGAAAACGCACAATACGCTTACATTGCTCCTTATTACGCTCAAGCAAAGTCTATTGCCTGGTCGTATTTATTACGTTTTACTGAACCTGTACGTAAGCAAGCTAATCAATCTGAATTGTGGGTGGAACTGATTAATGGTGCAAAGATACGACTCTTTGGTGGCGATAATCCAGACGCACTTCGTGGAAACTATCTCGATGGTGTTGTAATGGATGAGATGGCTGATATGAAACCTAGATTATGGGGTGAGATTGTCAGGCCATTACTTGCAGACAGATTAGGATGGGCTACGTTTATTGGCACACCTAAAGGACATAACGGATTTTATGAGATATTTAGTAAGGCTGAACAACAACAAAACTGGTACGTTAAAGTATTAAGAGCAAGTCAAACGAAGATACTTCCACAAGAAGAACTAGACGATGCTCGCAGCATGATGTCAGAAGATCAGTATGAGGCTGAGTTTGAGTGTAACTTTGAATCAGCTATATTGGGTGCGTATTACGGTAAAGAGATGCGTCAATTGACAGATGAAAATCGAATAACAGACGTAGAGCATAATCCTATGTTCAAAGTGAATACAGCATGGGACTTAGGCTATAGTGACGATACAAGCATTTGGTGGTACCAGGTAATTCATGGTGAGATACGAGTATTAGATTACCATAGCTCAAATGGTGAGACAGTCGAATACTATACTGACTTGATTCAGCAGAAAAAACGTGAATATAAGTATGAATATGGCATACATTGGCTACCACATGATGCACGAGCAAAGACATTAGCAAGTGGTGGAAAGTCAATTATTGAACAAATATCTAACAAAATACCGATAGAATCGCTTAAAATAGTACCAAGTCTATCTTTACAAGATGGTATTCAAGCAAGTAGAATGGCATTAAAGAGATCGTGGTTTGATCACAAATGTATTGATGGTATTGAGTGCTTACGACAGTATCAGCGTGAGTATGATGAGGACAAAAAGGTGTTTAGAGATAAACCTAGACACGACTGGACTTCACATGGCTCAGATGCGTATCGTATGCTTTCAATAGCATGGAAGGATGAGGATAAAGTTCTCTCGAAAGACAACTCGATTAGAGGAATTTCAGTAGATGCAAATGAAGTTACACTAAACGAATTATGGGCAGTTTCGCCTAAACCGTCTTACAGGAGAATATAATGGCCGTTCAATTACCATTTGGGGTTACATACGAATATGTACCAGCATCCACAACAGCACAAGTCTTAGGTAATACAGGAGCAGCAGGCGATACATTATGCCGAATCATTGCTACTGTTACAGGACTAACAACCAATTCACTTACATTATCAGATGGTGCAACATCTTATGTTTTAGTACCAACAGGCACACCAATCGGTGTATATAGCATTGATATTATTGCTGACTCTATTAATGGTGCATGGAAAATCACTACAGGATCAAACGTAACTGCGATAGCTGTTGGCGATTTTAGTTAATCATGAAGCACACCTACACAGACTGGTACAACAGGATACTATCCTATGAACGTGCCTTTAAGAAGTGGGAAGGTCGAGCAGATAAGATTTTAAAGCGTTATAGAGATGACTCTAGAACACAGAACAATCCTAATGCTAGGTTCAATATTCTGTACTCCAATGTACAGACAATCACACCTGCAGTATTCGCTAGACTTCCTAGACCAGACGTAACTCGTAGATTTAAGGATAACGATCCTATAGGTCGAGTTGCGTGTATGTTGCTAGAACGTGCTTTAGAGTACGAATTAGAACATTACTCTGATTACAAGACTGCAATGGATTCATCTGTATTTGACAGAATGATTGGTGGTCGTGGTACTGCTTGGGTAAGATATGAGCCACATATTGTAGCAAGCGAGCAAGATTTACCTGAAGATGGTTTAGAAGTGTCAGACGTTGTTGATGACATGGACGAAAGTCCAGATGAGAATCAAGCGTCAGAGCCTGGTGAAATGCAAGAAGAAATTGAGTACGAGTGTGCTCCTGTAGATTACATTCATTGGCGTGACTTTGGCCACTCAGTAGGTAGAACATGGGAAGAAGTCACTTGGGTATATCGTAAAGTCTATATGAATCGTAATGCTTTAGTTGAACGCTTTGGCGAAGAACTAGGCTACGAGATTCCATTAGACATGAAACCTGAAGAAGGTAAGAGTTACACTCAAAATCAGAATATGCCTGAACAAGCTCTTATCTATGAGATATGGGATAAAGAGACAGGCGATGCTATTTGGTTATCTAAGTCAATGGGTAAGATTCTCGATGAGAAGCCTGATCCATTAGAACTTGAAGGATTCTTTCCTTGTCCTAAGCCATTATATTCAAACATTACGACTGAGAACCTAGAGCCTATTCCTGACTTTACGATGTATCAAGACCAGGCTAAAGAATTAGATACTTTGGCTGACAGAATAGATGGCTTGATTAATGCGTTAAAAGTGCGTGGTGTATTTGATGCAAGTGCAAGCGAACTCAATCGTCTGTTTTCTGAAGGCGAAAACAATACTCTTATTCCTGTTAAGAACTGGGGAGCATTTGCTGAGAAACAAGGACTTCGTGGTGCGATAGACTTGATAGATATTCAACCATTTGCTAGTGCTTTGATGTCATGTTATCAAGCAATGGATCAAGTTAAAGGTCAGATTTACGAGATTATGGGCATTGCTGACATTCAGCGTGGTCAGACTGATCCTAACGAAACGCTTGGTGCTCAGATAATCAAGAGCAATAATGCAGCAGGTCGATTAAAGACAATGCAACATAATGTTGTGAACTTTGCGACCAAAATACTCAACTTAAAAGCACAGATTATTTGCAAACACTTTACTGAAGAAACAATTGTCAGAATAAGTGGTGCAGCACAGTTAAGTGATCAGGATAAGCAGTTAGTGCCACAAGCATTGATGTTGTTAAAAGACGAATCAGCTAAGAATTTCAGAATAGAAGTCACTTCTGATAGCATGATTTATCAAGATGAGATGCAAGAAAAGCAAGATCGCATGGAATTCTTGCAAGCTGTGGGTAACTTTATGCAAAACATCATTCCATTAGGTCAAAATGCACCAGAACTTGTGCCAATGGCGATGGAAATGCTCAAATTTGGCGTGACAGGCTTTAAAGTTGGTAAAGGTTTAGAAGGTTTAATAGATGAAACAGCAGACAAATTAAAAGAAATGGCTGCACAACCTAAACAACCACAGCCTAATCCTGAGATGATGAAGATTCAAGCACAATCACAGGCAAAACAAGCAGAAATGCAGATGTCAGCACAGATTGAACAGCAAAAGATTCAAGCACAGATGCAAGCTGAGACTAATAAACAACAAATGCAAGCTCAAGAAAACTCATTGCGTAATCAATTAGAGCATGAAAGACAGCAAGCTGATCGTGAGATGGAGATGAAGCTCGCACAGATGAAGATGATGACTGAAAGAAATACTCAGTTACTTCTTGCTTACATTAATAATGGTGCAAAAGTAGAAGTTGCTCGTATTGGCAAGTCATTAGACGATGGAGCAATGGCATTTGAAGAGTACAATAATGATGCTGATATAATGCAAGCACAAGAGCATCCACTTGCACCTATAGCAAACGCAATTAGTCAGAGCAATCAACAAATGACTGATACAATTGGTCAATTAATTGGGACTTTACAACAACAACACGCTATGAGTAATCGACCAAAACAAGTAATTCGAGATGAGCAAGGTAAAATTGTAGGAGTCCAGTAATGGCTATAACAGTCAAGCATAAGTTTGTTAGTGCCATACCAGATGCTGGCGATACTACAATTGTTCAGCCGTCTAATTGGAATGATGACCATCAATTAACAGGTACAGTTCCTATTGCAAATGGTGGAACTGGTGCAAGTACGGCAAATGATGGATTTAATGCTCTTGCACCTAGTCAGA